TAGCGCCCCTTTGCTTATGTGATTTTCTTGTTGTCATTTCTTACGCACCCATACTTGGTAGCCGTGCTCCAATAGAACTATGTCATCTTTATATTCTTCGAGGAACTTATCTATCGATGGCTTAGGACAATCAGTAGAACCTGTCCATAAGTAATCATCAAAGGCTAGTATGCCACCGCTCTTTAATAAAGGCCAACTACCTATAGCATCTGACCATACTACTTCTTCAGTGT